TTGGTCTTGGTTTCTGCGCTGGATATTACCAGTACCGGAAATGCAAAAGCATAGCTGAGGCGATTAACAGATCGAAAAATCGCAGTAAATTTAAGTTCGTGTTGGGTGGTCATGGTCCGGCTGGATCGCCTGAGTTCTTTATTGATAAGTTTGATGCTGACCATGTGGTTTATGGTCCTGGTGAGTTTTTTATGGATGATTTAAACGATCCTGACCACGTTATTTACTCAGACAGATACCATAACATTGACAATTATGAGTGGCCTGATTACGCCAATTTTCCCATTGATATCTATAAGCGTATATCATGGCCCACATCTAAACCAAGTGACTTCTGTATGCCTGTTCTATCCGGTCGCGGCTGTCCTTACAAATGCACGTTCTGTTTCAGGATGGATGAAGGTTTCAGGCCGAGAAGTCCAGAGGCGGTAATTGATGAAATGGAATATTTGTGGAGAAATCACCAGGTGAATCATTTTCAGTTCAGTGATGAACTCCTGATGTCCAGCTCTGGCCGAACGGTTGAATTCTGTGAGTCGATTATCAGAAGCAAGCTTTTCAAGGAATGCAAAAACCTGAAATGGGACTGTAACGGGCGCTTAAACTTTGCCATACCTGAAGTGCTAACGCTTATGAAAAAAGCCGGATGTGAGTATGTGAATTACGGGGTTGAGGCTTTGGATAATGAAGTGCTGGCCCGGATGAATAAAAAGCTGACAGTCGAGAAGATCACAACAGGGGTTGAGGCAACGCTCAAGGCTGGACTTGTGCCGGGGTTGAATATCTTGTGGGGTAGCATTGGGGATACCGTTGAAACGCTCGACAAGGGGGTCTCTTTTTTGCATAAATATGATACCTGCGCGGAGCTTAGGACCATACGGCCTGTCGCGCCATATCCCGGGACTGAGCTTTATAAATACGCGGTTGAAAATGGGTTGATCAAGGACGCTGAGGATTTTTACGAAAATAAGCACACGAACAGCGATCTTTTTACGTGTATGCTGATGGATATGGATATGGATGACGCTCATTTGCAATTGTGTGCTGCAAATGGCTCCCTTTATATTAATTATTTATCGGCCAAAAATTCAGACATGATAGAGGCAACAAGCAAATTTTACCAAAACGGCGGTGAATTTCGCGGATTTCGGGAGGTGTGAAATGATTAAAACATACGAATTAAAAGACCATGAAAAGGCGTTAAATATTGTGAAATTAACGTTTAGTTGCTCGGAAGAAACAGAAGGGTTTGTTGATAAAATGTTATTTAGAAAGTCGAAAAAGTATTCTGTTGTTGTTTTTTATCACATTGAAAACACAGTCCATATGACCGGAAACTTGTTTTATTCTCACGGCGTTTCTGTACACCCGCTATTATGGAGCATTTTTAATAACCTGATAAAAATCAACGGGATTAAAGAATTTTATGAAAAAGGAGGCAAGATGAAATGAGCTTAAATAAACAGCAATTCCAATTCACGTTTTTAATCGGGCAGTTGATAAATTATGCCTATAATAACGGGTATACGCTCACTTTTGGTGATGCTTATGCCAACCATGGACACAAGAAAGGAAGCTTTCATTATAACCGGCTGGCGGTTGATTTTAACCTGTTCAGGAACGGGGTATACCTGTTCGAAACAGCCGATTATTTAATGCTTGGCGAATTTTGGGAATCCATCGGTGGTACGTGGGGTGGACGGTTTAAAAATAAAGACGGTTGCCATTTTAGCTTAGGAGAATGAATTGAACAGACGAAACTTTTTGAAAATCATAGGCGCAGGTATTGGGGGTTCGCTTATTCTGCCAAATTTCGATATAGTTTCACCGTTGGCCGAAGTGTCGGAGGATAACGTGTTGAGCCATATTAGGGCTATTTGCTATTGGGATATGAATGTTTCTGGAAAGGAGTATGTTAGATATGATATCTCATATGGTGATGAACATATTTATGCGGAATCTCTCATAGAATTTTACCAGAGAAAAGACTACAAAGAGACACATCATATACCTATGATTGAGGCGTTAAAAAGATATCTGGACGGTAAAAAAATCAAGAAATTTAGAATTTTAGATATGACACCGGGCCATGTCAATCCGGCATGGTTTAGTGAAGCATTAAGGAGGTGTTAATATGAACAGGCGAAAATTTCTAAAATCGATTATCAAAGGCGTGGCGGTTGGCACAATCGCGCCTATGGCTCTGGTTAAGTCGCTTCCTGGGATATCAAAGGCTATGGTTTCGACGCCTGGCATGAGAGCTACATTAGGGAATACTTTATTGACCCCACAGATTATCGCACAGGAAGCCCTAAGAATGCTTCAAGAGGATTTGGTTCTGTCCAAGCTGGTGCATAAGGAATATGACAGCCCAATCAAAAAATTAGACACTATTAAAATCAGGCGTCCACCGAAGTTTAAAATTACTAAATAGGAGGTAGGCATGGGGGTTTTGCAGTTGGGCGATATCTTCACAGTAGAGGGTTTCTTCGAACCTGGCACTACTAAACTTAAACAATTCAGGAATACAGAAGAAGTAACAGGAGGTGCTATAATGTACGGACTCAGCGGAGTAAATATTGAATTAACGTCAAGGTGCCAGAAAAGCTGCTGGATGTGCGGAAGGCGCAAGCTGGAAAGAGAACACCCTGAAAAATGCGATTGGGGAGACATGCCTTTCGATATGGTTCAAAACCTATCTGAAGAAATACCGAAGGGTGTATTTGTCCAGTTCCATTGGAATGGTGAGCCGCTTATGTACCCGAAATTATTAGATGCGCTGACTTTGTTCAGGAATCACCATACCGGGCTGGATACTAACGGTAAGTTGTTATTTGAAAAGGCTTACGAGCTTATCGGGTATATCGACACGCTGACAATTTCGGTTATTCAGGACGATCCAGAGGCGGTTGAACAGTTTGATATTGTATCAAAATTCCTTGATCTAAGAGGTGACAGAAAACCAATGGTTATCTTCAGGATACTAGGGGATGTTTTGACATCGGCATGGGAGGTCTTAGCCAAGCACCATAATTGCCAGATAGTAACCCGCACCCTACACAGCCCGGATATGTCCAAAGACTACGAAAAGCCGGTTACGATTCCCGAAACAGGGGTATGTCAGGAAATGTTGCATAAGCTGGCTATTGATCGGTTTGGTAACGTATCGCCTTGTGTGAGGTATGATCCTGACGGCGTTAACAGGCTTGGAAGGGTTGATTTATGTTATCTTGGGGAAAATCCTGACTGTTGGGGAGATCCTAATATTAAAGAGGTTTGGTATGGAGATAAGCGCAAAGAATGGGTCAAGGCCCACATGGAAGGTAGGCGGGAAGATGTGCCGCTGTGCGGTGGGTGCAGCTATTGGGGGGTGCCTTGTGGGTAACTACAGAAGGGAATCTATCCCTAAAATAATAATATGGATCGGCTTGTTTATGTTGGTCGCTGTTCCCACCTTCTTTTTACTTAAGACGGCAGAGCGCTCTTTTCTTGATGCAGTTAATGAATTCCCAATGGAAAACGACAAACCGTTATATATCATCATTAGCAAGTCGGTCGCTTATCCTGATATGATCAAAATGTGCGCTTATGAAATAAAAGTAGAGCCTATGAATAATATATGGTGCAGGGATGGCATAAAAGAGATTGGTGATGATATCTTAACCAGGGTGTGGTTTGACATAGACGGCAACGTGTACGGCCGCGGCGTAACGCTGGTGTTTAAGCATGCCATGTAAAAAAGTATCTTACAACACAAAAGCTATTGCTCTGATGTGCGCGGCCAGGTTCTTAAAGCATAGCGATGTGAAAATAAAATTCTTGAGGGCTTATAAATGCCCTATTTGTAAAAAATGGCACTTAACTAAACAACAGGAAAGGGGTACACATGGATCACGACAAAACAACAGTATACAGATGGAGAATAGAAAAGCTAAAAGATCAAAAGTTGATTGACTTCTTGCCGACAATTGAGATGGGCAGAAAGTCAGACATGGAGATTTTAAGATCATGGATGGGATATTTTAGATCTATAAAATCTCCATACGTTGTATTGAAAAAGAGTGGGAAAAAAGAGCTTGTTTTATACAAATTGTGGAAGGCTGGTGATTTTTGGTTAACACTTGATGTTTAAAGGAGGAAAGATGAAAAACGAAGAAAAATTTTGTAAATGTGGTCAAAAGATGATTTATGACACCATTTCAGACACGTCAAAATGCTACAAGTGCAACGAAGTTAAAACGAACGAAGACCTAAAAGAAGTCTACAACAAAGGAGAGCTTGAATTCTATCCCGGGTTTATGGAGTCGCTCATGCTGTTACAGATGATCGCGCCGGATACCTGGCAGGGTAAAACAGTGCTTGAGATCGGATGCGGTGAGGGACATTTGGCGAGTATGATTCATTATGCCGGGGCTACTTCTGTTCGTGGTGTGGATTATTCTAAAAGTGCGATTAAAAAGGCCACGACGTATTATAACAAGCCTGACCTGACGTTCAAGGAGCATGATATACCCTATGTAAATAGCAAGTATGAGCCACAGGACGTGATAGTCATGCAAGGAGTCCTTGAACACTTAGACGATCCGTTCAGGGTCCTTAAAACCATCATGAATAAAAACCTGACCACAACCGGCACCATGATTCTCAGCGTCCCAAACTGGTCAAATCCGAGGGGTTATGTTTATCATACTTGTAGAATACTCTATGATGCTAAAATGACGCTCACAGACCTGCATTTCTTCGGAACGCGGGATTTTATCGAGTTTTCGGACAAAAACGGGTATAAACTCACAGCTGTGACAACTGACATTGGCTTAGGCATGGGTGAGGATATGATTAAGGATTTAACCAGACGCTTGCCACTTGCAGACCCAAACGTTAAGCCTGAGAGCGTTAAACAGCTTATGGCGTTCATGGATAAGAACATTCCGTATACTCAGGAGGGTGAGCTTTCAGGGGCCACGATTGGGTATAAATTGGAGAAAATGCCGGTTCAGGGAGGTGCTTGATGTCTGACCAAGAAGAAACAAGGGCGGTTTTTTGGGAAAAGAGAGCTAAGATAGCCCAAGATTCTTCTGATTATTATCAAGAGGAATTAGTCAAGGCTCATGCCTTATTGGGTAGGGTGATTCATCAGATAAGTGAGCGTTGGGATTCGGTAAATCTGACTAAATATCATCCAACTGATAATCTGGCCGGTAAACGAACGCTAATGAATCCGAAAGGGGGTCAAGGCTAAGATCGCTAAGGGGAAGAAATAATTTAATAAGTACCATTGATATACAATAAGCCCGGTTTGGTAACATTCCGGGCTTTTTTGTACCCATACCGTCAAAATTTTGACACAATTGGGTTAAAACCGTACCAAAGGCGTCAAAAACTTGACATATGTGAAATAGGCTGTTAACCTTGGGTAAACGTGTAAATAAAGCTGAGGTTAAGATGGCTAAGCTAACAGTTAGAAAAAAGGAAAAGTTCTGTAAGATACTCGAAGCTACTGGAAATATAACCAAAGCGGCGCTGAGCATAGACTTAGCTCGCAACTCCCTGTACGCTGCCAAGGCCAGGTGTGAGCCTTTTTCTAAGATGTGGGACAATGCTTTCGATGCTTTCATTGATCGCTTAGAAGAAGAAGGATTCAACCGAGCGTTCGGGGCTGAGGAACAAAAGCTATTCACAGAGAAGGGTAAAGAAGTACTGATTAAATCCAAGCATTCTGACACACTCCTGATATTCATGCTGAAAGGCAACCGCGAGAAGTACCGAGATCGACACGTCTTAGAAACAGATCCAGATAAACCACTTGTAGTTGAATTGAAATTCGTTTTACCGGGTGACAATGACAACAGCAAAAACAATACAACCTGAGTTTCCAGAAAAGCTTAGTTTCCTGTTTAAGCGCCTACGCTACAAAATAGCGAGGGGTGGCCGTGGTTCTGCCAAGTCTTGGAGTTTTGCCAGGGCTTTGTTGATTATCGGCGTAGAGAGGAAGATACGTATCCTGTGTGCCAGGGAAGTTCAGCTTTCAATCAAGCAATCAGTCCATAAGCTACTGAAGGACCAAATAGAGCTAATGGAACTGTCTGAATACTATGAGGTATTGGAGAGTGGTATCGGGTGCATTAACGGTACAGAGATCAATTTTACAGGCCTGTCTACACTCACGGTTGACACAATTAAATCATTTGAGGGTGTTGACATATGCTGGATTGAAGAAGGGCAGGCAATATCTAAACGGTCCTGGGATATCCTAATCCCAACCATTCGAAAAGAAGAATCTGAAATCTGGATCACCTATAATCCTGACCTTGAAACAGACGAAACCCATCAACGATTTACAATCCATCAACCTAAGCACTGTATCAACGCTGAAATGAACTGGCGTGACAATCCCTGGTTCAGTGGAGTACTGGAAGAAGAAAGACTGCACTGTAAAGAGAACAGCCCCGACGATTACGATAATATATGGGAAGGCAAATGCAGATCCGCAGTTGATGGAGCTATCTATTTCAAGCAGATCCAGGAAGCAGAGACACAGGGCCGTGTGTGCAACGTGCCGTATGATCCAATGTTGAAAGTACATGTGGTGGTCGATCTTGGGTTCAATGATGCTATGTCAATCGGTATGATCCAGAAGCATGTATCAGGCTTAAGGCTCATAGATTACATAGAGGAAAACCAGAAGACGCTTGATGAATACTCCACGTTGCTGAAAGAAAGAGATTACAATTGGGGTAAGGTCTACCTACCATTTTCAGATGGGTTCTCAAAGGACGTTAAGACCGGCAAGGGGTGTGATGATATATTCAAGGCCCTTGGGTGGGATGTGGTCAACAAGACAGAGATTGCGTCAGCGGCAGTCGAGGATGGCATTAAGCAAACCAGGATGTTGTTCCGTCAAATGTATTTCGACAAGGATAAATGCGCTGGTCTAATCGAGGCCCTAAGAAGATACAGACGGCATATAAACAGAAAGACCAACGCCGCCGGAAGTCCAGTGCATGACGATTTTTCACATGGTGCTGACATGCTCCGGTACGTGGCTATAAATATAGACCATATGACCAATGAAGATGTCGACCGTAAAGAGATCCTAAAGAAACTATCAATCACCAAATCAAGACTATACGCCGGTGACAATTCCGGCGGCTGGATGGGATAATGAGCGATAAAGCCAAAGATCAAGACATACACGAAGACCTGAAAGACGACTTCAAGGAATCATACGGCGCGTTCTCGGAAATGCACACAGAAATGGTGGATGATCAGGAGTTTATAGCCGGTAACAACCATTGGCCTAAGCCCGTCAAGGATGATCGTGAGGGTGATGATAGACCATGCCTGGTGATCAACAAGCTTCCCGCATATGCCGACCAGCTTCAAGGCGATGTTAGACAAAACCGAATGCAGATTAAAATCAGAGCAGTTGACAGCCAAGCAGACCCGAAGACAGCCACAGTCCTACAGGGCATGGTTAAGAACATAGAAACCGTTTCGAACGCTCAGTCTGCTTATATCACCGCAATGGATCAAGTCGCGGTGTGCGGCAAGGGTGCATGGCGGGTTGTAACAGAATACACAGACGATGATACGTTTGATCAGGATATTTTCATACGCAGAATAAAAAATTCGCTCACTGTCTTTCCTGACCCAATGGCCAATAATTGGTCATATGATGATGGCGGGTATATGTTTATCACTGAGGAAATCAGACGGTCAGAGTTTAAAGCCACATGGCCGAACGCTGACCCTTGTAACTTTGAGGATAGCGGGGATGATGACCTGATATGGTATCAGCAAGAAACTGTCCGAATCGCTGAGTGCTACAAAAAGGTGATGAAGAAATCTAAGCTTTACGCGGTCAGGACGGTCGATGGCGAATTGCTTACACTTAGGGACCTGAAAGGGCTTGCCGAAGGATATGAGATCATTAAAGAACGCGACGTGGTATCTCATGATATCAAGCATTACAAGCTGTCAGGTAAGGAAATCCTTGAAACTAAAGATTACCCGGGTAAATGGTTCCCGATAGTCCTGATTTGGGGTAAAGAGCTTAATATTCAAGGCAGGACCATTTATAGAGGCATTGTCAGACACGCAAAGGACAGCCAGCGCTTATACAATTATTACAGATCACAAGGTGCTGAAGCGGTCGCGCTGTCTCCAAAGGCTCCATTTATTGCCACAGCGAAACAGGTTGAAGGCTATGAGCAAATATGGCAAGGGGCGAATAAAAAGAATCATGCAGTTCTCTTGTATAATCCTGACCCTGAAGCACAAGGAGCGCCACAGAGACAATACGGCAAGCCGGTCGAAACTGGCATACAAAACGAGGTCATGATAGCAGACCAGGAGCTACACGACACGACAGGCTTACAGCAATCGTCATTAGGTCAGAGATCCAACGAGAAGTCAGGCATTGCCATATCAGAGCGTAAAAAACAGGGTGACAGGGGTCAATTTGCTTATGTTGATAATCTTGCCAGGGGCATAGCTTACGGCGGCAAGGTGGTGGTTGATTTGGTCCCGCATTATTGGGACACAGCACGAACCGCACGATTAGGGCTTGATGATGGCGGGACAGAGTTTGTGCAGGTCAATGAGGAGTTTGTGGACGATAAGAACAAAACGGTAAAGCACGATCTGAAAGTCGGCAAATATGATGTGGTTGTGGACGTTGGGCCAGCTTACCAGACACAGCGTGAGGAATCAGCAAATATTATGCTTGAGTTCATAGACAAGTATCCGGCAAGCGCTCCGCTGGTGGGTGATATCCTGGCCGGTAATTTGGACTTTGCCGAAGCGGAGAGAGTAGCCAAGCGCCTGAAAACAATCGTGCCCCCTGACGCGCTTGAGGCTTCCGATGATGTAGATCCGGTAGATGATAACGAGCCTCCCAAAGAACCGCCTCCACCTAACCCGGTGGAACAGTTAGCAATTGCAAAGGCTGAGGCTGAAGTTGAAGGCCAGATACTTGAGAACAAAAAGACAGAGGCCGAGATTGCAAAAATACAGGCTGAGACTGAGAAAGTCGGCATAGAGTCAAGAGAAACGGTTTACGGATTAGATAATGATCAAACTAAATAAATGCGACAGAGACGTGAAGATATCAAATGAGATTGCATTCATCCTTGGTGACGGTTGGAGCGCCCAGAACGATCTTGAGAAAATGCGAGACTTCCACCTGCAGGTTGATTATTCAAGCCTGGGTAGGTCCATAAAGCTTTTAGATCGTTGCTCACACTGGTTTAACGTGGACGCCGACTGTGCCATTCATTGGGCTGGTACGTTACCGGAAATAAGACCAGAGGGTGGTATGCCTATCAAACACACCCTGGGCGAGTGTCGGAATTTTGACGCTGATTGGGATATCATAGGTAAGTTGTGGAAATTAGACGAAATTATGTGGCATGGCTCGTCGGCTCTGTTCGCTGTCATGGCATGTCACGAAATGGGATATAAGAAAATTGTACTTGGTGGTTGTCCTCTTGATTCGAAAGGGCATTGGTACTGGTCAGACCTTGACGTTCCTGGGCCTATCTGGAACGCAGAGACGTATCAATCCTGGTTTGAGTACATTAGGACGGAACCATCAAGCAAAGTACGTTCATTTAGCGGTTATACGGCTCAGATGTTGGGCGAACCTACAAGGGAGTGGTTACTTGAATAAAAACACTATTTACCCGACAAAAGTTGTAATTACAAAGCCGGATCAAAGATACACACCTGAGGAATTGGAACGCGCTGACCTTAGACCGGAACCAAAAAGGGATGTTCTCCTGATTGTTGGTGATGCGACCGACGTGATTGGCGATCTGAGACAGTTTATTGATATCGGGGTTGAGTTTGACACCATGGCACTCAACTACAGCGCTAAGATTATACCATGGAGCATTCAGCATTTTGTAGCCGGTGATTCTCACATGCGAGACATGCAGAAACAGGCCAAAAAGCTTGATGACAGGGTGGTTAAACATTGCTGGAATCCTAATAGCTTTGGGTTCGATGTGCGATGGATTAGGCGATTCGGGGGAGGCTGGACCGGCACAACCGCAATGCTTGGGTTAAAGGTAGGAATCGCTCTTGATTATCTTCGGATAGTCCTTGCCGGTATTCCCATGGATAACTCAGGTAATTGGTACGCTCCGGCGCTTCCTGATGATGATGTAAAAAAGGATAAGGATCATAGACACCATTTATGGAAATGGACAGAGATAGCCGGTCGGCCGCTTGGTAGATTTATCCGGTCTATGTCTGGTAACACTTTAGATTTATTCGGTGAGCCTACGAAAGATTGGCTCGAAATGAAATGAAAGGAAAATAGCATGGCTAAGAAATCTAAGACATACACACAAGACGAGTTAGCGTTGAAGCCAGGGGATATAAAACCAATTTCTATTGAGTCGATTAAAAAAGCAACGCAGATAGTGGTCAACACGCTGCTGCTTAAACATTTAAAAGCGCTCATTAACGCCGCAAAAAGCAATGACGCCAATTTGATCGAGTGCGTAGCTGATTCGGCACAGGCATTTATTGATAGCATAGAATAGAAAGGACCAAAGCAAATGGCAGATGAACAAACCCCGAAGGACGGGATCGAAGTTGTTTCAAACGATTCCCTACTTCAGACACCAGACACGCCGGTTGAGGAAGACACACCCGCCGTCGAGCCTGAGAAATTGGAAGAAACCCCTCCTGTTGAACCTGTGGAAGAAATACAGGCCACAGAACCGGAGGCAGAACCAACAACCACAGAACCAATAGAAAACATCCCGGCAGGTACAGAGCCGGAGGCAACAGAGCCAGTGGCTACGGTCCCTGGTCAAGAAATAGATACCGAACCTGTAACCGTGGAGTCACTTCAGAAGGAAATCATTAAGCTGAATAATCGCCACGGATATATGCAGAGACAGATTGAAAAAGGCGGGACCAAGATTATTGACAAAGAAGTACCTATGGTCACGCCTGAGCCAGACCCGACACCAGTGGTGCCAGACTTTAAGGACCCAAAGCCGTCTCAGGATGACTTTGAGAATTTCGACGAATACAACGATGCTCTTTTAGACTGGAAGGTTGACGCGAAGCTGGCGCAGCAAGAAGCGGAAAAGACAGCGAAGGAAAATGATGTTGTGGAAAAGGGACTTGTTCAGGATTTCCACAAGAGGCTTGCAGAGGGCGAGGAAAAATACCCTGACTTTGCAGAGTCAATCACTGACGTAACGGTCCCTTTTAATCATGGCATTGTGAACCTGATACGGGAGACTGACAACCCTGCTGACGTTTCTTATTACCTTGCTAAGAATAGAAAGGACTGCGCCGCAATAAGTCAAATGACACCAGCAAGAGCAGCAATGGCAATCATAAAAATTGACAAAAAGTTCACAGCGGAGCCGGTTGAAAAACTGCCATCCGAAGAGCTTGAAAAGATAGCAAGTAAACAAAAATCAATATCATCGGCCCCTGCGCCAATTGTGCCGATAGGCTCTCGCGAGACTGTTATTAAAGACAAGAACAAAATGACACAGCGAGAGTATGAACTGACGCGCACGGCAGAGAAAAAGGCCGCTGGTATTTTATAACCGGAGGTAATTATAATGGCTGGTACAAACTCATTACTTACCCCATCGATCATAGCCAAGGAAGCTTTAATGCTTCTGAAAAATCAGCTTGTGTTTGGGGGTAAAGTTCATCGGAAGTACAAGGAGGAATTTGTCAAGGTTGGTGGGTCAATCACGATCCGTAAGCCTGTTAAATTCAAGGTTACAAAGGGACGTACCCGCGTAACTTCAAGAGTCACTGAAAAGAGCATTCCGCTCACGGTTGCAACCCAGGCCCATGTGTCTTGGGATTTCACCACTGTTGACCTGACCTTAACAATCGAAAACTATAACGAGCGATACTTAAACAACGCGGTTGCTGCAATTGCGAATACGATTGATGCTGACCTTGCCGCGCTTTATAAGGACGTTTACAACACTGTGTGGGAGTCTACTGGATACGTTGATCCGCATTCCTTCATCGTGCTTGGTAAAGCAGCTCAAAAATTGGATGAGGAATCCGTACCCGCCGATAATCGTTGTCTGGTATTGAATCCTTCGGCTCATTGGTCCATGGCTAACGCCCTTAGAACTGTATATGTTCAGGACATTGCCAAACCTGCATTACGCAAAGGGTATCTTGCTACAATCGCTGGCATGGAAATATTTATGGACCAGAATGTCCAGAGTCATACTGCCGGTAATTGGGGTACTGGATCTGGTACCGATGGTACAGGCGTTGAAGTAGCAACAGGCGTTGCGAGTGCTGGCGAGACTGGCACAACCGCGATTGCACTTTGCGATTTTGACATAACAACTACTAACGTGCTTAATGTGGGCGATGTTTTCACGGTCGCTGGTGTTTATGCTGTTAATAACATGTCAGGTAATAGTACCGGGCAGCTTCGACAGTTTGTTGTAACCACGGCTGCATCTGCTGGATCTACCGGGACGACTACCGAGTCCGCTATTACTGTCCATATTGATCCGCCAATGATCGACACAGGCCCGTACAAGACAATTGATACCATGCCTGTTGGTGGCGCGGCTGTTGATATCGTTGGTCAGATAATCAAGCAAACTCCAGAGAACCTTGCGTTTCACAAAAATGCGTTCGCGCTGGTTGTTATTCCTCTTGAAATTCCTGATGGTGCGAGCTTTGCAGCAAGGGCAACAGATAAGGACACTGGCCTGAGTATTCGGATCCTTAAATGGTACGATGGCGATAACGATGTAGAGAGTATTCGCCTTGACGTGCTGTATGGCGTTAAAACTCTTTATCCTGAACTTGCTTGCCGTTTACTTGGCGCGCAGGTCTGATTTAACCTTTTAACCACATGGTGGGGTCTAACCGGCCCCACCATTTAGGATGCAAATGTCAGAGCTTAATATCGAGACATACAGCGGGATCATTAAAAAAGATGGTATATTTTTTAAAGCGTATGGGTCAGCAAGGCACAAGGCGTATCCTGTATGGAAGTATCATAAATACCTTGAGCCGATCATAGTCAAGAATACCAACGAAGACGAGGCGGCTGTCCTGAAGGGCTACAAACACCTTGACGTAACAGTAGAAAGAGGATCGTTTCTATTTAACTACATGATCGATCTTGAGGACTTCACAGAGCGACAATTAAGCGTTTATATTCAAGACGAGTTTGACCTTGACTTACCACCAGAGGCCGGGATTGAAAAGCTTATCCAAGCAGTATGGAAACTCACATTAAACCACCCTGACAATAAAGATCGGATTGTTCTCTTAGCTCAGTCTGTCAAGATGAACTATGACGAAACGGTCCTTGAAATTCGCAAATTAGCATCAAATTTTGAAGAAACAGAAAGCGAGGTTTTTTATGCCTGATCCAATGGACGGTAAGATAGGTTTTACAAATGATGGTAAGGTTTTCTATATGGCGGCCGAGGCTGTCGGAAACGGCGAGACAAGACCGATAATTCTTACATGGGAACCAACAATCGCTATTGGGATAGCAGAACACTTACACCACGCGGCCATAAAAGCCCAAGAAGCAATGATGGAGGCAAAAGAAAATGACAGCCCAGGAATTGATAAAAGCGGCTCTCCGGATTGACGTAAAGTCCGGACAGGGACAAACGCCGAGCGACTTCATTATGACTAACTGCCTTGAGGCATTACTCATTATGCTCAGGTCTTTGGCTGTTGGTGATATGTTCAAGGTGGATGTTGATTCGTTCACACTGGATGGATCAACAAGCTACACCATCGGCTCCGGTGCGACTTTCGACACTACCAGGCCGACAAAGATTTTAGGCGGGTATACGAGAGGCTCCGGCATTGACGTCCCGTTTAAAGTCATAGGTGAGGCCAGGTATAGAAGTCTTGGGTACAAGGATACCGCAGCCGGTGACATGGCGTATCTTTGGTATAATCCGGCTTATGGGTCAACCAAGTTCGGAACGGTCTATGTGTACCCTCCTGCAAGCGGCACGCTGTACCTACACAACCTGAAACCATTGGCCGAACCTACAGGACTTACGAGCAACGTGCTGTTTCCACCTGAATATGACATGGCTATTAAGTTCAATCTTGCAATTCATATTTCACCCGAATTTGGCCGGACGCCCTCAGCAACCACGATCAAACTAGCAAAGGATGGATTGGATCAATTAAGGTCCTATCACGCCTCTCTGAGGGCCGAGGAAACCATGCTGTCAGACCTTGCAGGAATGTTTAACAGACGATCAAGGGGCGGGTATAGGGGGCAGTGATAATGAAAGACACAATCGAGGCGGCCGTCATATCTGTTTTCACAAGCTTGGGATTTATCGGGTTGTTGTTCAGGTGGCAAAATGGCAAGACTGAGAAGATTGAGAAAAAAATGGATGATCTTGACGAAAAGTATCTGACAGGCAAGGAACATAAATTATTGTGTGATAACGCAACTCTTAGGCTTGAACAATCCTTTGAGCAGCATTTTACAACATTGAGTAATGAGGTTTTTAAGTCAATTCGATCATTAGAGAAAACCATAAACGGTAAGAATAATGGCTAAAATAGAAATGACGCTCAAAACTTATATATGCACCCAATTTGTTCTTTTTTTTATGCGGCCTATTTCTGACTGTCCTACGTTGTGCTTTTCCGCTAAAAAACGGTATGTTGTTCCGTTATTAAGAGCCTCTCGTATTTCTATCACGTCTGCTTCTGTTAGCTTCGCGGATGGATTTTTTGAACCATTACGATTATATGATCTGTTTTTCAACTTCATGTCTTTAATATTATCTAATTGTGTGCCAAGAAACAAATGTTCTGGATTTACACATGATGGATTATCGCATTTATGGAGAACACAAACACCATGATAGTTTTCTTTCATTTTTGGAATATGGCCATGATGTATTCCATAGCTAAAACGGTGGGCTTTATATCTTACGCCATTTTTATTAAAGACTCCATACCCACCAGTTTTGGACTTAGAGGCTGTCCAAAGCCAACAACCATTAATGTTGTCTTTATCAACTTTCGCCCAAAAAGAACAGTGCGTGGAGCAATGATTGTCGGTTGCGTTTTTTGGGCTAAACAACACCTTGCAATATTTACAAGGCTTTCTTTTAAAATGATTTGGCATATTATGACTCCTTATAAGTTTTTAAATATTATAATACACAAAATAGAAATTGTCAAGGTGACGGCATGAAAATTGAGCTGCCATTTGTGGGTGGCGCATATACCGCAAGATCAAAGAACCTGAGCGCCCAGGAATGTCAAAATTTTTACGTTGAGATCGACAAGGAAGGCGGTAAAAATATTGTCTCCCTGATCGGTACACCTGGCATGAAATTGTGGAAAAACGTGGCTAATGGTGGAGAACTGAGAGCCGGTGGCTTGCATGTGATGGGTGAGTATCTTTATTCTGTTATTGACAAAACTATTTACCGGATAAGCAAGACAAAGGTTGTGACAAATTTAGGCGACATCAACACATCAACGGGTCAAGTTTGGATGGGTAACAACGGCACGTATGTCGTTATCGTTGACGGTGAGGATGGATGGTACATATCAGGCACGACATTGACACAAATCACTGACGCGAGCTTTCCGACTCCGGCAGGGATGGACTATCAGGACGGTTTCTGGCTGGTCCTTAAAAAAGACACAGACGAGATATATTATAACACGTCTGCTGATGATCCAACGGCATGGGACGCGACCGACTTCTTTGTCGCTGAGGGTTCAGGCGATAAGATGCGCGGGTTAATATCGAGTAATAGAATTATCAGGATGTACGGATTTGAAAGTACTGAAATTTGGTACAAGTCTGCATCCGGTTTTGATAGAAACCCAGGCGGCTTTATGGAGATAGGTTGTGGCTCTGTTGGTTCAATATCAGAGATCGAGGGCGTTAATCTATGGCTGGATAACAAAGGCCGTGTGTGTCAAACTGCTGCCCTATCCTACGCGCCTGTTTCCACATATCAAATTGATTACCAGCTAAGCAAATTAACCAATAAGGAAAATTCAGTCAGCTATTGTTATTCCCAGGAGGGCCATAATTTTTACGTGCTTACTTTCCCCGATGATAATAAGACATTCTGCTACGATATTAAAACCGGATTTTGGCACACCAGAGCCAGCACTATAAGAGACTTGAGACACAATGGTAACTGTCACGCGCTGTTTAACGAAAAGAACATTGTGGGCGGGAATGGAGACGGAAACCTGTATGAATATGATCTTGACACATACGCAGACAATGGAATCCCGTTTCGGTCCATAAGATCAGCCCAGGCAGCACAGAAAGACAAGGGTAACATATTTGTAAATTATTTCGAGCTTGATTTTGAATCAGGCGTGGGCCTTTCTTCCGGTCAGGGTTCGGACCCTAAAGCCATGCTGGAATATTCCTGGAACGGTGGTCAAACGTGGTCAAACGAGATTTGGGAGGGTATCGGTAAAATAGGAGCATACGCGGATAAAGTCAGGTTTGATCAGCTAGGATCCGGCTATAACGGGTTTGTGCCACGGATTACGATCAGCGATCCGGTTAAACGAGTAATTATAAACGCTTATCTTGACGGAGAGGTCGGGTATCACTAATGAGTCAAAAAGATCCACCATTCTTAGAACCGATTAAAAAAACACTTACGTTCAACGATCCGTGGTTTGAATGGTTCAGGGAAGTCCAAACCAACATGAACACGTTGATTCTTGATGATGGTGTCAAGGATAACATTCCTGTGTTTGACGGCGCTGGTGGGCTTGAGGACAGCGGAAAGGCGATCCCTGATGGCGCGGTGGTTGGTACCACTGACTTTCAGACTCTTTCAAATAAGATCATAACGGCCCCTGTTGTCACAAATGGTGTGTTTACTTCCCCGACTTTGGTTGATCCTATACTTTTCGGTCTGCTTGCCGATATGCCATTGGGCCTTAATGCGGCACTTGAAATGGTCAACGTTTATGGTCACAAGGTAACAATTGTTAACCATACTGCAGATGTAACATTGACGGTATCTGACCTAAGAAAAGTACACATATTTGATTGTTCTGTTGGGGAAAGAGCGGTTACATTACCGAGCGTTGCGGCCAGTAATTTAGGCGAGTGGGTAGAGTTTGCCAGGACCGGAGCTTACAGGCTGAGAATATTCGCGGCCGATTCTGATCAAATCATGGACAGTAAGGCCGGTGGAAGCGTTGAGAGCTTTGATACGGTGCATTCATTGCACAGGATAGGTTTGAGACTTTTAGAAGCTGCAAAGTGGTGGTTTGGGTTTGAAAACTTTGGAGTATGGGCTACGAGGTGAATTATGAAAAGATTAATTTTAGTTTTAGTATTTATGATGATTACGGCGCTTTCATTTGCTGATGTAACCTATACGATTAAGCGGGTTACACCAGACGGTGATATTATACTTTATACTATTACAGTACCGGACGGAACGGATATTTATGCGGAGGTCGCACCAGTAGTAGAGCCTTTGATTATACCGCTAAACCCTCAGTAACCCCGTTTGAAACTGATTTCGACGGGGTGCCGAGGACAGGCAAATATCCAGGAGATGTACCAGATATAGGAGCGTTTGAATACACAGGAGAATAATGCTATTAATTTTTAAAGTAGGTACAAAATATCCAGATGACCCGACACGAGGATGGCGTGACGGTCAGTTAGTAGATATACGCCCTGATAATGGTAGGACGAAATGGCCTAACTGTTTCTGTGTTATCAGAACCCCTCATGACTATTGGAAAATGAGAGGTTCAACAGACTGGAAAAGTACGCAGAAATCTGTGCTTGATTTTAAAAAGCTACTTTGTGTTCCAGACAACACAGGGAAATATCAGTGGGAATTTGGTTATGATGAAAAGACAGCACCACGAAGAAAGCGAGATAGATTTGTTGATTTTAAAAGACTGCTTGACGACAAGACTATAAGCGCAGCAACATTTGACGGTATCTATGATTTTTCAAAACGCAATAATGATATCTATATAGATAAGGATTTAGATTCGTGTCTTCTACATGAAGAAAGTTATAGCAGACTACCTTCTGATTACTATTTACAACATGGGTCAATAACATCTGGCACACACCCAATAGGTGCTGGTGAAACCTATGAGACTGTTACGGAATTTGAAGCCGCTATCGGCGCAACGATGACAGGGAATTTAACGGGTGAACACAAGGACGAAGAAACCGTAATAGCGGGAGTTGTCACTTTTGATACAAATACAGCAACATATCTTTTAAAACTTACCGCAGCAAGTGGGGCAGAGCATAACGGCACTTTTGGCGCAGATACGTGGGAGGCCGGTGATGGGGCAAGAATTACCTACGGGGCTTTTAATAGAATAAATTTTCAAGAAACAGGCTCTATGGATGATGTAGAAGTTTCAAACCTGGTGTTAGATATCCAGGCTGCGAGTACGTATGGCATATATTTTAATACAGGGTCATCATCAGGGGTTTATACAGCAAATCGATGTGTATTGAAGGGAAGCAGTTCGTCAAGTTATGGTATACGACAAGCTCTTGTAAACACAAGCATTACAAACAACATTGTTTATGATGTAGGGGATAGCGGTGACGAAGGTGGAATAGTTACATTCACACATAGTCTAACCCAAGATATTTTAAACAATACAGTAATCGGTTGTTATAACGGATTATATCAACAGGACAATTTCTACAATCCAGGGGTTTTAACAACTAAAAATAATCTCGTTCAGAACAGTGGAGGCGCGGATTTCGGTGATGCTGGCGCAGGGTTCGGAATAACAGGCCGTAACGTAAGCGAAGACGCAACAAGCCCCGATGCGGCCTACAGATCAAAAGATCTTCACACAAATTCAGTTTTTAAAAACTACGGGAGTGATGATTACCGGCTTGATTCTGGTGGGGATGCAACAAACTTAGCAATAGTTGATGACGGCGAAAACCTCTATGGATCTGGCGTAACAAAAGATGTTGAGGGTACAGCAAGGGACAACGGAACGCCGTTTTGGATTGGCGCGAGTCATATTGTCGCGGCGGCGGGTGGCAACGCCTACACAGCAAACGGATCAGTAACCCCCACCGGAGCGCTCGACAGAAAACTAAACATGCTCAGAACACTATCAGGTGAATTATGATTAAATGGATTAAAAAATTATTTAGCAAACCACATAAAAAAGGAGAAAAAAGATGTTACAAGGTAAAGTTAAAGCGTACTTTAAGGCTTGGTTAAATCTCATTCTGGCCGCTATCAATGCCTGGACGAAATCGACAATGAAACAGCGCAGGATCGCAAGGCTTGTGAGATCCGGAATTACACCACAGGGCATACCCACAGATGAGATTTTCGAAGCGCTGAAGATCACAAGGGGTAACGCCACTGAAATGTTCGGGTTCCTGTCTGCTAAGGTTTTTGACCCACAGGGGAATTTAAAACAGGACCTTGGATTACAGAGCGTTCAGGAAATCACAGCGGTTTTTTCTAAATTGCTTGTGGATGGCATGATGGACAGCGCGGTATCCGCTGACCTGGATCATTTTAACTTCCACGCTATGGGTTCAGGATCAACCGCCGAAACGGACACGGAAACAGCCCTTGTGACTGAGAAGGCTGTTAAACAGGCCGGTTCACAAACGCATGGGGCCACGTCTGAGATTTACCGGAGCGTTAAAACCATGACTGCCACATCCTCTTTCGGTGTGCGCGAGCATGGTATATTCAACACCCTGACAGGTGGCACATTGCTTGATAGATCCCTGGTTACTGCCATTGACTTGAATACTGATGATGAAGTCGCTTGGACCTATGAATTGACAGTAAATGCAGGTGGTTAAATGAAATCTCTCAAATGTTCATGGTCTAAAAAATACATGCTTCCAGAGACGGCCAGGAAAAACCGGAGCATTGCGGAAGTGCATAAACTCAGGTGTATTAATTCGGCAGATCCGAGCTTGATGCGAAGGCGCGATACTGTCCTGATTACTGGTGATGGCGCAAGCTTGCCGGACGATGTTAAGAAGTTTGAATCCTGGGATATGCCTCATGACGTGTATTGCATTAATCGAAGTATGCTTTATTTCCAACGGCCTATAAATCATTGGGCGGCGGTTGACGCTGAGGAAAGTATGTGGTTTGCCAAGTACCTTAATTCAGACGTCAGGCCGAACGGTCACATGATTTACAGGCATACCATAGGCGTATGTCAGCATGTTTACAACGTGGCGTGGGAAATAGATGCGGAAGATTTAAACGACTATTCAAGCCGTATTTGGGCGGGTAATTCCGGTTATTTTGGAATCCTGACAGCCATAGCTATGGGTTACAGCCGGATAATCATAGCGGGTATGCCATTAGACAGAAAGCCCCACTGGTACGAACCAGAGAGCGAAACGGGGCCGAATTGGATAGGCGCGGCTTACACTCAATGGATGGATTTTAAAATGAAGGTTCCCGAAGCTGACCGGGTGAGATCAATGTCAGGATACAGCGCTTTTATATTAGGAGAAGCTAAACCGTGTTAACTGGTTCATTACTTCGGAAAATATTAGCACACAGGACCGTGGCTGGCACTATATCACTTGCTGGTAGCGTTGCAGGTATTTTCAAAACGGTTGCATCAAAGGCCGGAACGCTGTCATTTTCGGGGGCGTATTCTTATATAAAGACAGCCCATTCAAGCGTGACCAAAGCAGGAGCGCTGGCACTTACCGGAGCGCTGACCTATACGGTTTCATTGTTTCAACAATTATATACCGCTTCGGGCGTCTTGTCTCTTACAGGTGCAATTTATAGAAAGATAAACGCGCTCAGAACGAAATCCGGAACCCTGACTCTTTCTGGTGCTATTTCTTACCTGACTGGTAATAGATTTACAGGTGAAGGCTCCTTGACTCTTTCTGGAATTGTTACAGGGGTAAGAAGCGTTATACAGGTTTCATATACTGCTTCTGGTGCTTTAGGACTGACCGGAAACGCGTTTGACTTACAGAGGCTTTCCGGCGCATTGGGGTTAGCCGGTGCCTTAACATATGTAGCTAACCCGATAATAAGCCGGTATCATTTTGGGGTGGATAATGTCGGAGCTTCTTATATTGGCGATCCTTCGACTGATGGGTCATGGAGGCATATACAAAGCGGAGATAATTTAAACGTAGAAAAGCGCGAGGCTGGCTTGTGGGTTAAGAAAGGGGCGTTTTTGCCCTCTTAGTTTGGAGATTTAAAGTGGCTTTTGAAGCAGAAAAAATTTATGTCACAACAAACGGAAAGGTGCAACTTCGTGATTCTGGCATAGGTATATATTCTCAAGCTGACAGTTTTCTCGACTTCTTTGCTGACGGTGCTGTTAGGATCGGTGATAGTTCTGCAGGAGCGCCGACGAATTACGCAAACTTTGCGCCTGATGGAGAACTAACGCTTGTCGGTACTGCAAGAGTTTGGAAAAGTCTGGACCTAACGCCAGGGACTACAGGCCACCCAACTACTGACCCACCGGATACGATTGACTATCAGAATGTACCATTTGATGCCTTTGATGATGGCACAGAGGAGCAAGTATTTTTTATGTGGAGTGTAGCCCATGACTTCGCTGTCGGTGCTGCAAGCGTAAAGGGTTATTTTGGCGGGATGGTATCAAATGAGGCAGGTCTTGAGTATGTAGCTATGGGTTTCCAGTGGACGAAAATAAGCCCTGGCGATACGTTTGATATATCCACACCAGATGGTGGTGGTGCTCTTAATATAACCATTGCTAACGGGGAGGGTGATTATGTGTGGCATAATAGCCAAACGGGGACAGTTGATACCACAGGGTGGGCGGTTGATGATATAATAATATTCAGGTTTTTCAGGGATGTTGATGATGTTTATTCGGCCGTTAGTGACCATGACGACGATTATACTGGCGATGTGCTTATCGGTAGCTATCACTTGGAATATTTATCGGATAAATTAGGAGCGGCGTCATAGACATGATACGAAAAGCCGAAATAAAAGATTTATCGAAATTAGCAGAGATAGCCGGTATTTTCTCAAAAATATCCAAGTTTGTATCAGTTGATATGGAGATATTTTGCAAGAGTTGGGCGGGGTTTATAGAAAATGAGCTTGGCGTTATATTTGTATCTGAAAAAGATAACGAAATTACCGGCTGTATTGGCGGGTTAAAGTTTAATGACCCAAACAGCGGGGTTTTGATGGCGTCCGAATTGTTCTGGATTGTTCACCCTAATCACAGAGGAATAGGTTTGGGCCTATTAAAAGCATTTGAGGGATGGGCGAAAGACAATGATTGTAAAAAAGTAGTAATGGTTCACATATCTGATTGTATGCCTGAAGTCGTTAAAAAAATATACGAAAGAAAGGGCTACGAAAAGATGGAAACCCATTATATAAAGGGGGTTTGATATGGCTATTGGAACAGGCACAGCGATAGCACTAGGGGTTAGCGCTTTAATCGGAGCGGGCGCGTCAAAGCAATCATCTGACGCGCAAGGCGCATCAACAAGAAAGGCACGACAGGCCGGAACAGCGGCGGCAGGTCAGGCCACAGACGTACAACTCGAAATGTATTACCAGGGCAGGGACGATTTAGCCCCATGGCGTGAGGCCGGGGCGAACGCGCTTGAGCAGCTATACGGTAAAAAAACGTATGGTCTTGATGATCCAGGCGATGCACCAGAGCAAAGCGAGTTTGCTGGCAAGCCAGGTGGAACGGTGAATTTTAAAGCAGCCACGGACAAATGGGAGGCTGACGTAAAAGCCTATGAAGATTCAGCCACGTATCAACCAGGCTTAATTCAAGATCCGAGTGGGTTTGATCCAACAAAGCAACCCGGTTATAAATTCGGGTTTGAGAACTTCATTCAGAAGCCATACGAGCAAGCAGCCGCGGCGGGTGGAAAGCGGCTGAGTGGTCAAACATTGAAAGATTTAACCGGGTATGCTTCTGATTACGGATCAACAAAATACGATAATTATCTGAGTAAATTTATGAATGTTGCCGGTATGGGTCAGGCATCTGCGGCGGGATCTGCTAACCTTGCTCAGAACGCAGGAAATCAGATAGGTCAGAATATCATGGCCGGTGGCGCTTACAACCAGGCCGGAATTATCGGGCAGGGAAACGCGAACGCGCAGGGGATTGCAGGTATGGCCGGGGCAGGGCAGAACGCATTACAAAGCTATATGGATTATAAGATTTTACAGAAAGTCGGTGGTGGGACCAACGCGCTCAGTGGAATGAATATATCTAACCAGTTAGGCGCTAACACTGGCGGGGCTTTCATTTAATAATTAGGAGTAAATATGCCACAGCAACCAGGGAACGTTTTAAACTACATGCAGCAAGCCGGAGCGCTAAAGGGTTATGATCCTGTACAGAGCCAAGAAAGAGCTACGAACGTCTTAGGCGCTCAGGCAGGCATTGAGGGCCAGAAACTAACCAGTGAAATGAAGCGTATCGAGATAGGCCGAAGCGCATTGAAGCAGGTCACAGGCAAGGACGATTATCAGGGGTATAGAAATTTCATGGTGGGTAAGGTTGGCATGAACCCTGAGCTATTCCCGCAGAGCTTTGAGGATGATGATAAGTTTGAGGAATGGAAAGGAAACACGCTTTTATCTGTTGAGCAGCTTATAAAATCCAAGCAGGGTGAGCCGTTCTGGATGCACAAGACCAATACAGATGGATCGAAAGTCAAGGTCAAGGTTAACTCTGTTGAGCAGCTTAAACGATGGAAGGCCGATGGCGCCATTGATAAGACTTGGAGCCTGGGCGAACCTATAAAGTCAACGAAAATTGACAAGCCTTTGAAAACCTGGGTTACACCTGATGGGGAAACGGTTAATTTACCTAACACCACAGCCCCACCAAAGGGCAGTACGCCATAT